ATCCTTCTGGCGCGGGCTACGGAAGCTGGCCTCGCCTATCAGGCTTGGGGCATGAAGCCCTATCCGAAGGGTTCTGATGCGGTCTACGACGAGATCCAGCGGGCCTGCGAGATCGATGAACATGCTGCCCTGATGTCTACGTCATGGGGACTTGGGCAGGTCATGGGATCGAACTTCAGGATGGCTGGATGCAAGTCTGTTGAGGATATGGTTGACGAAGCTATGGCATCCGAAGCCAACCAGCTTCGCCACATGGGTGAGTTCATCCGAAGTGCCAATCTGGTTCGCCCCCTGAAGTTCAAGGACTGGGCTGCCTTTGCCAAGGGCTACAACGGTCCCGGTTACGCAAAGAATGCCTATGACACAAAGCTTGCGGAAGCTTACGCGAGGCTATCCGCAAAGACTTGAAGCTGCTAGACTGAGGGGGAAACGGAGCCGCAAATGACGACCGGCCTTACCTACTCTCAGTATGTGACGCAGATCGCTACCTTGGCCGTGGTCGAGGAGACCGATCCTGCGTTCGTGACGATCCTTCCGCAGATGATCACCTATGCGGAGAACAGGATCTATCGCGATCTCGACTTCCTGTTCACTTCGATTGCGAATACAGATTACAGCACGGTCGTCGGCAGCAGGCAGATCAACGTGCCGTCTGGTACGTTCGTCGTCCCCGAGCAGATCAACATCATTACGCCTGCCGGAACAAGCAATCCCGACCTTGGAACTAGGAACTCGCTTCTTCCCTGCACCAAGGAGTTTCTTGACATCGTTTATGGGTCGGCATCGAACACGGGCATTCCGCGATACTTCTGCCCATTCGATGACTACACGTTTCTGCTTGGTCCGTATCCTGATGACGCTTACACGGTGGAGATCATCGGAACCTACAGGCCCAGCAGCCTTTCCACGACCAACACGACCACGTTCATCAGCCTGTATCTGCCTGACGTGATGATCATGGCGAGCATGATCTATGTCTCTGGATACCAGCGAAACTTTGGCCGCGCCAACGACGATCCTCAGATGGCTATCACCTATGAGAGCCAGTATCAGGCTCTTCTGAAGGGTGCGATGGCGGAAGAGAACCGCAAGAAGTTTGAGGCTGCGGCTTGGTCGTCGCAGTCTCAGTCTGCGACTGCGACTCCGACGCGAGGCTGATCATGCCTCATGCCTCCTTCAAGCTCCTTCCGGGCGTCGATCAGAACAAGACGCCAGCCCTGAATGAAGCAGCGATCAGCGAGAGCCAACTGATCAGGTTCATCCCTGATCGGACGCTTGGAGGTCTTGTCCAGAAGCTTGGTGGATGGACGAAGTTCTTCCCTAACACTATCGGCAGCATCGTTCGCTGCTTGTGGGCATGGGAGGACACGAATGCGAATTCGTATCTTGCTGTTGGCGCGGAGGGCATTGCCGCTGGTGGTGGTAAGACCCTTGAGGTGATCAACAGCGGAGTTGAGAATGATATCACTCCTCAGACCGTTGATTCGGATGCTGCGGTTGACTTCTCCACCACATCGGGAAGCAGCACGGTAACAATTGTTGATTCAAATTTTACAGTTGATGCATACGATGTAGTGAACATTCAGACTCAGGTAAGCGTCGGCGGTCTTGTCCTGTTTGGTCAGTACAGGGTCACTCCCGTCAGCGGAACCAGCTACACGATTGAGGCGAGGGATGCTCTTGGGTCTCCTGCCCTAGCGACCTCTACTGTCTCCAATGGTGGCGCAGTCCCTGAGTACGACACTACAAACGGAAGCAATTCTGTTGATGTAACTCTTGCAAATCATGGATATGTAGTTGGAAGCACATTCACAGCTCTAGTAGCAACATCTGTTGGTGGAGTTACAATTTATGGCAATTACACAGTAATTTCTGTAACCAGCAGTAGTGTGTTTACAATATCAGCAAGTACGCAGGCAACGTCTACTGCTAATGCTTTTGAAAATAACGGCGATGCTCATTTTCTTTATTTGAATGGCATAGGTCCGCTTCAGACGGGATCTGGCTTTGGTGTTGGCGGCTTTGGTGTCGGTGGCTTCGGAAGTGGGGTTACTCCAACACCTGATGTTGGAACCCCCATCAATGCAGATGACTGGACGCTAGACAACTGGGGCGAGATCCTGATTGCCTGTCCGCTCAATGGTCCGATCTATCAATGGAATCCTACCAGCGGCGATGTGATTGCGACTGCGATTGCGAACGCTCCTTCGGTCAACGCAGGAATGTTCGTTGCCATGCCACAGCGACAGATTGTTGCGTGGGGATCTACCTTCACGGGAATTGGTGATCCTCTGCTTATCCGCTGGTGCGACGTAAACAATTACGACACATGGATTGCCCTGATCACCAATCAGGCTGGTTCCTATCGCATTCCCAAAGGCTCTCGCATCGTTCAATGCATTCAGGGGCCTCAGCAGGGCTTGATCTGGACGGATCTCGGCATCTGGGCGATGCAGTACTCCGGCCCTCCGTATGTCTACCAGTTCAATGAGCTTGGCACGGGCTGCGGTCTGATCGGTCGCAAGGCTGCTGGTTCCATGAACGGGATCGTCTACTGGATGGGACAGAGCCAGTTCTTCCGCTTGGCTGGGAATGGTGTTGAGCCGATCCGCTGCCCTGTCTGGGATGTGATCTTTCAGGATCTGGATACGAACAACCTCGACAAGATCCGCATCGCACCCAATAGCCGTTTTGGCGAAATCACTTGGTACTACCCGACCAACAGCAATGGTGGCGAGGTGAGCCACTACGTCAAGTACAACACCATCCTTGATCAATGGGACTTTGGCGAGCTTGCCCGGACGGCATGGATCAACGAATCCGTGCTTGGGCCTCCGATTGGTGCTGCTCCCAATCAGTACATCTACCAGCATGAGACATCGACGGATGCCGATGGGGCTCCGATGGTTTCCTCCTTCCAGACTGGCTACTTCGCCATGACGGAAGCTGACGTTAAGATGTTCATCGATCAGATTTGGCCCGATATGAAATGGGGCTACTATGGCGGAACGCAGAACGCGAACGTAAGTATCACGTTCTACGTCACAGATTATGCCGGGCAGACTCCACTTGAGTATGGCCCATACACAATGACCCAGAACACCACATTCATTACGCCTAGGTTCCGGGGTCGCCTTGTCTCAATCAAGATTGAGAGCAATGACATTGGTACATTCTGGCGACTTGGGAATATCCGATACAGGCTTCAGCAGGATGGTAGGTTCTGATGGCTAGTCTTGCTGACATTCTTACAACGCAGAAAAATGGTGTCGTTGCACTCAGCAACACCGGTCTTGCGCTCACGCGCGCGCAGGGTAACGCAACCTCCCAGACTGTCACCGGCAGCACCCTCGTCATAGACAAGGCTGGCTATCTGGTGAACGTGTGCGTTGTCGTGGCTGGGTCTGCGGTGGGATCGATTCACAACTCCTCGACCGTTGCTGGCGCGGCTGCGGCCAACGAGCTTTTCTCGGTCCCGAATACGGTTGGGATGTACCCTCTCGGTCAGGTCTTCAACTCTGGTCTGGTGATCTCGCCCGGAACCGGGCAGTCGATCAACGTGACCTACTTCGTGGGATGATGCCATGCCGTCATTCAAAAACTCATTTTGCAAATCCATGAGAAATGTGTTTGCAATGTTCTATAGAATGGCAGTTTGGGCAAAGAACTTCCAAATTGTCCATGCTATTATTTTTTCTATTTCTATCCTTGTGATGAATTCCAAGAATTTCTTTAATTTTATTAAATCCACACCTTTCGCATTTTATAACAAGATTTCTTGCAAGCATATTTTTCCTAACGGCGCTAAAACTTGGATTCCAGTTATTTATTTTTGGTTTATTTACGCAAGTTTTGCTGCAAAACATTTTTTTCTTAGATGGGCTTGTAAGAAATTTTACGCCGCAATGTTTGCAATTTTTTTCAATAGATCCCTTATGTTTTTGAGAAATGTAATAACATTTTCTGCTGCAATATTTAGCAATGTTAGATCTGGAGGATATGTGACTAAAATTATTTTTGCAAATTTTGCAGTTAGATTCCGCAACAACTCTAGTCGCAAGTGCTTTACACGATCTGGAACAATATTTAAAACTTTCAAATCTATTTATTGGAACATAAACATTTCTCCCGCAATTTCCACAATTCATTTCTTTTCCGGTGCGAGGCTTTGACATGCCGCTCTCCAAGGGAACATCCCAAAAGACAATTAGCAAAAATATCTCAAAACTGCGAGGGGAAAATTATCCGCAGAAGCAGGCTATCGCCATCGCTCTCAGCACCGCTAGGAAGGCGCGCGCAGAGGGTGGTCCTTTGATGGCTCCTCCGCAGCCTGCCGGTGAGCGTGTCCACACGGGGCCGATCCATAGCGCGGTTGCCGGCCGCACGGACCATCTGCCGATGCATGTTCCGTCCGGGGCCTATGTGATCCCTGCCGACATCATCTCGGCTATGGGCGAGGGGAACACGATGGCGGGCTTCAAGGTCGCCAATAGCATCTTCTCGACTCGCAAGTTCGGCACGCCGGGCGCGGACATGGGCATGACCTCGACGGTGCCGATTGTGGCTGCTGGAGGGGAGTATGTGATACACCCAGACGATGTTGTCCGAATCGGGGGCGGCAACATGGATGCTGGGCATAAGGTCTTGGATAGCTTCGTCAAGAAGATGCGCGCCAAGACTGTCGCTACGTTGAAATCTCTCCCCGGGCCAAAGGCCGATTGAGGTAACATGCAGGATATCAAGGTCAGGGTAGGGACACCGGAAGATGTTCACGACATCATGGATTTGGCGCTGGCTGCTTGCGACGAAAACGGCTTTGTGGAGCCGAATCCGCACAAGCTTCTCGCGGAAATCTGGCCTGCCCTGAACAAGGATCGGGGCATTGTCGGGGTGATTGGCGAAAGCAGGAAGC